GTTTTGTTTTTTTTTTTTTTTTTTTTATTATACGCCAATTGTTTTTATAGGGCAAGTCTTCAAAGATACTTGATAACCCAATAGAGGCATACATGGTTAATTGCTAACAAATACCATAATCAATGTTAGCATATAATTATCGCAGTTGCTACTATTATAATCATAGCAACTGTAGCGAACAAACTAAGCGACAGAACGTTTGTAAATTTTTGAATCGTCAAGATCAACGCCAAACAAGAGATCAGGAGCAGACCCGTCATTGTGAAACAAACTATCACAATTATAATAAGACCCGTTTTGGACAGGATTTAAGCCAGTTTTATCACGATAACCAGCATTTTGAATACGATGAAGATCTATAATCGAAGGAAACAAATTGTATCCATCATAATCACCAAAATGAGCCATCATTCTCGCAAGCGAATTAGACTGTTTATGAGACTTATAGGTTTCCCACTCCTCAACAGTAACACGACCATTAACGGCTAAAAGCTCAGCATAAACCTTCGAAAGCTGGTCATAAGCTTCCAGATTACCAGCACACAATCGGGCAAGGGAGGATACTAAACACATAGTCATAGACAATGACGCAGAAGCAGTAAGAACACGACCAACCTTACACATAATATCTTCTGTGTCTCTATAGGGAAAATCACCAATATAGAGACCATCAAGATAAATATGACTAACAGTGTTCCTAATAAAAGTCGGACCAAGATAAAACGCGTCAAGCAAAATACAACCTTCAACGGTCACAAAACAATGAGTAGAATAAATTTCATCAAAAATTCCAAACTCAGACTTCTTAGATACCAAACCAAACTCTCGCTCACAAAAATTAACAAAATCCACAGCAAAGTTTGGAGAATCATCATAATAGGTAAACGAGTCCATATACTCAGGATAAGAGTCCAAATTGTCATCACCATAAAACCCATCAACAATCATTTGATTCTCCAAAATGAGCTTAACGACAGGATCAAGCTTAGACCATTTAAGGTAAATAAGTAAAAGATGCAAAGCACGCAGTATCATCTGATAATTACCATTCGTAACAGAAGTCATATACTTTCCAGAGAACATACTACCCCACACATCATAAAGTGAACCAGTACTATAAATGTACATTGTCTTATAAACAACTTCAGTAATCATAACGGTAAGAATATATTCAAAACAAACATCAGTCATACCATCAGG